GCGGGTACTACTGCTACTGCGGGTGCTGGGATCATTACTATTGAGTATGCTCAAAAGTCTTCTTTAGGTTCTGAAGCTCCTGTTTCTGCATAATTAATCTGACGGGGGCGCAAGCCCCTATCTTTAAACTTTAGGAGATTAGTTATGACAATGCAATATGACGTCAAATCCACCTATACGGGAACCTTACCCGCACAGTTAACTACAGGTAGGATGAGACTTAAGCAAGTAGTTTTTGTTGGTTCAGGTACAGCAGGAACGATAGCCCTTTATGATGGTACAGACAATACAGGCCCTATATTATGGCAGTCTAAAACAAGTACCGGAGTTCAGCCTTTTCAAGTAATTTTACCGGGAGAGGGTATCTTAGCTCAAACGGGTATATATGTTGCAGGCACTAACATTACCTCAGTAACTATCTGTTACGGTTAGGAGGCCTTATGATAGACGAACAATCTAAAATAGCCGTGCACGATACTGAGATTAAACACCTACAAAAAGATATGGATAAACTAGTCGAAGATATGGAAGAGATCAAAAAAACTATCGGCGAGATTAATAAAACCTTAGCCGAAGCTAAAGGCGGTTGGCATATGCTTGTGGTCTTGGGGGGTCTTGGTGCTGCTATTGGTGCTACTATTGGGTGGTTTATTGAGCAGTCTGTTTCTAAGTAGTGACTAAAAGGTACGCATACCGACTGTGGTATAGTGCCAAACTTAGAGCAAGGGCTAAAAATTTAGAGTTTACTTTATCAAGAGAGTTTGTAGAAAAAGGCGTACTAAGTGGTAAATGTGCAGTAACTAAATTGAAGTTCTCTAAAAAGTCTTCAAGTAAAACTCACAGGTCTTTTGCAGCGTCAATAGATAGAATAGATTCTAAGTTAGGTTATACAGATAGTAACTGCCAAATAGTTTGTTGGATATATAATAGAGCTAAAGGCAACGGTACTCATAAAGAAGTATTAATATTAGCGGAGGCATTAGTGCCAAGTAGTTCAAAGAAACAAGCACAGTTTATGCAAGCAGTCGCGCATAATCCAAAATTTGCTAAAAAAGCGGGTGTTCCGCAATCAGTGGGCAAAGACTTTGCCGCTGCAGACAAAGATAAAACATTTAAAGGTGGTGGTAAAGTGGCTGATTTAAAAAAATTATTCAAAGGTAAAGACACTAAAGCTGAAGAGCTTAAAGAAGCTAAAGCAATTAAGTCTGGTAAAATAACTCCTGAGCAATATGCTAAAGGTGAAGATATGGAAAAAGGTATGAAAAAAGGTGGTAAATGTATGGCTAAAGGTGGCGCAGCTAAAGAAGTAATGGGGCCTAAAACAATGTCTGAAGATGTTGAAAAAGGTTCAAATAAATTAACTAAATTTGGTGAATCTGCCGTACAAAAACGTGGTTCAACTAAAGGTAAAAATCTAGGTGATGCTAATAAAACTATTGGTATTGAAGGTTTCAAACCTAAAAAATACGCTAAAGGTGGCGTAACTAGAGCTGATGGTATTGCACAGAAAGGTAAAACTCGTGGGAGATATTGCTAATGGCTAAAAATGATGCTGATACAATTAATCGTCCAGAGTACGAACGTTTTTTAAAAGACCAAGTTGCAGCCAAAGCTAGAGTAGAAGCTCAGCAAAGATCACAACCCGTTCCTACTCCTCCTTCTATTAAAGATCAAAGAGCACTTACTGAGTTGACTGAAAACTTATCTGGTGTAAAAAAGAAAGCGGGTGGTTCAATTCATGCTGAAGATGCTGTTATGAAACATAAAGCAGGTCATAGTCATCATTCTGATATTTATGGCAAATATGCTGCAGGTCATACTAAACATAAAGAGCATGTATTGAAAAACTTTAGAGGCAAGTAAGATGATGGCATCACGAGGAATGGGGGATGTAAATCCAGATAAGATGCCAAAAAAGAAAACGATTGTGCGTAAAGATAAACCTCAAGATGTCTCTATGTACAAAAAAGGTGGTAAAGTTAAAAATAAACAGGGTAAAAAATGACAACTACGGGCACAGCGTTATTTAATCTTGATGTCTCAGAAATCATAGAGGAATGCTTCGAGAGAGCGGGCTCAGAATTGCGCTCAGGATATGATTACAAAACGGCTCGTAGATCATTAAACCTTTTATTAATAGAATGGGGAAATAAGGGTATAAATTTATGGACAATCGAACAAGGACAAATTGTTCTTAATACAGGTGTCGGTACATATAATTTGCCTGTAGATACTATAGACTTATTAGACCACGTTATACGTACAGGAACAGGACAACAACAAGTTGATATCAATATCAATAGAATATCTTCATCGACCTATTCCACTATTCCAAATAAAAACGCATTAGGTAGACCGATTCAGGTATGGATCAATAGACAATCAGGAGCAACTACTCCTACAGGCGTTGCAAGTCCTACTATTAATGTATGGCCTACCCCACAAGCACCGGATCAACAATATACTTTTGTGTACTGGCGTTTAAGGAGAATACAAGATGTAGGTTCTGGTGCTAACACTCAAGATATTCCTTATAGGTTCTTACCGGCATTGATTGCTGGGTTGTCTTACTATTTAAGTATGAAGCTTCCTAATGTTGATGTACAAAGAATTGCTGGTTTAAAAATGGTTTATGACGAACAGTTCCAATTAGCAGCAGATGAAGATAGGGATAAAAGTCCTGATAGATATGTGCCTAGGATGGGATACAGTAGATAATGGCTAGTAAATATGCGGCTGGTAAACATTCGATTTCTGAATGCGATCGTTGTGGTTTTAGATATAAATTACATCAGCTTCGTAAGTTAACTATTAAGACTAAGACAGTTAGCATTAAGGTCTGTGACCAATGTTGGGAGATGGATCATCCGCAGCTTAAGTTAGGTATGTACCCAGTTTTTGATCCACAAGCTGTATTAGAACCTAGACCAGATAACAGTTACCAAACTTCAGGCTTAGATACCAATGGTTACCAAGCAGGTGGTTCACGAATTTTCCAATGGGGATGGTCCCCGGTTGGCGGATCTCGTGCAAATGATGTATTATTAACACAAAATGATTTAGTAGCGACAACATATGTCAGTTCAGTAACAATTTCTTAGGAGTATAAAATGGCTAAAGGCGATGGTATAGAAAGTAAAGGTAAAACTAAAGGTAAACAATTAGGTATCGATGGATCTAAAGCAGGTCAAGATGGCATTGTGTTATCTAATGGAAAAGCCAAATCAGTAACTTCAGCTAATGCTAAAAAGTATGGTCGTAACTTAGCCCGCGCTAAAAATCAAGGTGGAAAATAATGGCTGCATCAGATACTAATAAATATAAACAACCGCAACCAAACAATGATGCAACTGGTAAAAACGGTTATCCTGAAACAAATGTAAAAACTGCGGGTATTGAAACTCGTGGTAACGGTGCGGCTACAAAAGGCCGTATTGCAAGAGGCCCAATGGGTTAATAAATGAATTTAGCTCAGCTAACTCAAGCAATAGAAGATTACTCCGAAAATACGGAGTCTTTGTTTGTCCAGAATATACCCGTTTTTTTACGTCAAGCAGAAGATAGAATATACAACTCCGTACATATTCCTGTACTTAGAAAAAACGTAACGGGTAATTTGACTACGTCTAACCCTTATTTATCTTGCCCTGATGATTTCTTGTCTGTGTATTCTCTGGCTGTTATTGACAGTACAGGAGCTTATTCTTATTTAATAGACAAAGATGTAAGTTTTATGCGGGAGGCATATCCTACCCTTACTGTAACTGGTATACCTAAGTATTATGCGTTGTTTGGCCCACAGCTATCTAACATGAACGATATATCGTTAATTACTGCGCCGACATCAGATGCAAACTATTCTGTAGAGTTACATTACTTCTATTACCCTATTTCTATTACAGATACAGTAAACAACCCATCAGGTACTACTTGGTTAGGAGATAACTTTGACCCTGCGTTATTTTATGGGGCTATGCGTGAAGCGATGATCTTTATGAAGCAAGAGCAAGATACCATATCTTGCTACGAACAAAAATACCAAGAAGCTATTAGTCAGCTAACTAGACTTGTTAACGGGCTTGAGCGTGGCGACTCATATAGAAACAACCAAATTAGATTACCTTATAGCAGCTTATGATAGTTCAAGGCCAGACTACTGTATTTAAACAGAACCTATTAAGCGGGTTGGAAAACTTCGCTACAGGTACTACGTACACTTATAAGATTGCTTTATATACAGCCAATGCAAGTTTAGATAGTACGACTTTGGTTTATACTTCGTCTAACGAAGTGGTTGGGTCTGGATATACAGCAGGGGGTGTTACACTAACACCCATCGTACCAGCAAGTTTAGGGTCAACAGCTTACGTTAGCTTTAATAATATTACGTTGACAGGTACTTCATTTGTTGTTAGAGGTGCGTTGATATATAATGCAACTACAAACGCAGCGGTAGCTGTACTAGATTTTGGTTCTGATAAAATAGCATCAGGTAATTTTACAATCACTTTTCCACCCGCTACATCAACAACAGCGGTTATACGAATTTCTTAGGAGTTAAAATGCATATTGAAACAACGAACGTAGAAGATATTTGTTCAGTAACTATAGACCGTGGCGCAAGTTATGAAGAGTCTATGGTTTTAAAAGGTACTTATCAAGTTGAATGCCATGATGCTTCTGGTGTACTCAAATGGTCTGATGTTATTGGCAACCTAGTCACTATAGCAGGTAAAAACTCTAGTATGGATACCATGTTAGGTAACGTAGCTGCAGGTGCAGTTGTTATGGGTCTTAAAGGTACAGGCACAGCCGTTGTAGCAGATACTCAAGCATCTCACTCAGGTTGGTCAGAAGTAGGCCTTGCAAATGCTCCTACGTATTCTGGTACTCGTAAAACACCTACATTTAGTGCTGCATCAGCAGGGGCTAAAACTACTTCTACTCCGGTTGTATTTACAATGACAGGTTCAGGTACAGTTGCAGGTTGTTTTATTAACATTGGCGGTTCAGCTACTATTGATAATACTACAGGCACTTTGTTTTCAGCTGGTGATTTTACTGCAGGGTCTAAAACTGTAACATCTGGTGATACATTATCTATAACTTATACTGCAACTGCGGTTTAATAGGAGCTACTTATGACTCTTGCACTTAATGACAGGGTTAAAGAAACAACTACCGTTACAGGTACAGGTCCAGCGACTCTTTTGGGCGCTACTACAGGGTATCAGTCTTTTGCGGTTATTGGTGACGGGAACACTACTTATTACTGTATAGCTGACCAAGGCGGTGCTAACTGGGAAGTAGGCTTAGGCACTTACACTGCATCAGGTACAACACTTGCTCGTACAACTGTCTTGTCATCATCAAACGCAGGGGCTTTAGTTGTATTTCCAGCAGGGACTAAAGACGTATTTTGTACTTATCCCTCTGAGCGTTCTGTATACCAAGATCAGACATTAACTGCCTATGTTCCTCAAGTAGCTGCCTCAAATGGCCTAGTCTTAAACAACAGCACAGTCTCAACTTCTTACACAATACCTACAGGCTATAATGCAACAGCAACCGGACCAATGACAGTGGCAAGTGGTGCAGTGGTTACAATTCCTTCAGGCAGCAGATGGATGGTACTTTAATATGGCTTCTACGATAAACGCAACATCTACGGGGGTTGGTGGCATTAATGCTTCAGGTGATGCGTCAGGTATTTTACAGCTACAAACAGGTGGCACAACCGCACTAACTATAGATGCCTCGCAGAATGTTACGTTAGCAAAAGGTTTGACTGTAGGTGCTACAGCAGCTCCAGCGTTTAGTGCTTATGCTTCTGTACCACAATCCCTAGTTAATGGCACCCCAACAAAAATAGCATTAAATACAAAAGTTTTTGATACAAATTCAAACTTTGATAGCATTACAAATTATCGGTTTACACCAACAGTAGCAGGGTACTACTTTGTATCTGGGGTTGTTTTTACAGTAAATAACATAACAGGTGCAGGGGTTTATGTGTCAATTTTAAAAAATGGAACATCTGTTGCCGCAGCATCTTCAACTGCTAACCCTAATACGTACAGTGGAGCAACAGTAACGTCTGTAATTTATTTTAACGGCTCAACTGACTACATTGAGTTATTTGGGAATAGTGTAGGTGGAACATATAATACTGCAGTTACTATATATGCAACCGGAGACGGTTGTAGACTCTCAGCCTTTCTAGCAAGGAGCGCATAACATGAGCATAATTCTCGATGGAACAAGTGGTATCACATCACCAAATGAAACGGTTGTAGGGCAGTTTAGTTCAGGCTCAACTATGGGCTTCAAAAACAGGATTATTAATGGCAACATGGTAATTGACCAAAGGAATGCTGGGGCGAGTGTTACAGTAACTGGCGTTAATTATGTTACAGATAGATTTTTTGGGTATGCTTCTTTAACATCTAAATATACACTTCAACAAAATGCTGGTTCAGTAACTCCACCAGCAGGATTTACTAAATATTTAGGGGCAACCTCATCCGCAAATACAACACTTGGTGTTGGTGATTTTAATCTTATAGTTCAAAGAATTGAAGGATACAACATTGCTGATTTGGCTTGGGGTACTGCATCTGCCGCAACAGTAACTTTGTCGTTTCAAGTTCGTAGCTCACTTACAGGAACATTTGGCGGTTCATTATCAAATGGCTCGGCAAATCGTTCATATCCATTTACCTACTCTATTCCAACAGCAAACACTTGGACAACAATTTCTGTAACAGTAGCTGGCGACACTAGCGGAACTTGGGCGACAGATAATTCTAATGGAATGTCAATTAACTTTGGTCTTGGTGTTGGCACTACATATTCAGGAACTGCTGGTTCTTGGTCTTCAAACAATTACCTATCAACCACAGGAGCAACCTCAGTAGTAGGAACATCAGGCGCAACATTCTACATCACAGGCGTACAACTAGAAAAAGGCTCAACCGCCACGAGCTTTGACCAACGTGCGTATGGAACTGAGTTGGCGTTGTGTCAGAGATATTTTGAAAAGTCTTTTAATGTAAGTGTAGCCCCAGCCAACGGTACAACGGCTACGACTTTAATTGATAATGCTGGTTGTTTTGCTAGCATGGTAATAAATGGCACTATTGATGGTGGGTTTATATCGTTTAAAGTATCAAAGAGGGCAGTTCCTACTTTAACTATTTATGGAAATAATAGTGGGTATTGGAACTATTATAGTGGTGGAGCATCTTTATGGGGGTCAAATGCATATACCCAAGGTACTTTGGGTGAAAATGGATCTGCTTTTTCGCAACAAGTTGTAAATGCCACAGCTATTGCTATTAGAGGGCATTGGACAGCAGCATCGGAGCTATAAATTATGTACAAACTAAACCAAAACTCCACACAAATCACCAGAATTTCAGACGGTGCGAACATTCCCGCTGACCCTGCAAACACCGATTACCAAGCCTACTTAGTGTGGCTAGAAGAGGGCAACACGCCAGAACCTGCTGACATACCACCTGTAGTTATACCTGACATCTCAATGCGACAAGCGAGATTAGCATTATTAGCTGATGGTTTACTTGATGGTATTGAAGCTGCTATGTCTACACCTGAATATAAAATCTGGTGGGAATATTCAACGGTTGTTGAGCGTAATAATCCGCTTGTTGAGCAAGTGCTAGCAACCCTCGGCAAAAGTAATGCTGAGATAGATCAAATGTTTATAGGAGCATCACAGTTATGAGTTCTATCGTAGTTGCTGGAGATACCAGCGGTTCAATTACATTACAAGCACCAGCAGTTTCGGGTTCAACTGTTTTAACTTTGCCCACAACTTCAGCAACTTTAATCACGGACAGCTCGGGAATATTGAACATAGGTTCGGGTCAAGTTTACAAAGATGCTTCCGGCAACGTGGGGATTGGGACGAGTTCGCCAACAACAAAACTTACAGTCGCAGGTGCAATAACTATCACGGGTGGATTTGCGCTCAGAGGCTCATATGGTGCTGGTGCAATAAACTCAAACTTTGCGGCTGGAGATGGAGCTTTAACATCAAACACCACAGGCTACTTCAACACAGCTAGTGGGGTGGGCGCACTCAACAACAACACCACAGGCATCTCCAACACAGCTAGTGGGTTGGGCGCACTCCAGTTCAACACCACAGGCAGCTACAACACAGCCAGTGGGTGGAATGCGCTCAACGCCAACACCACAGGCTACTCCAACACAGCTAGTGGGTTGGGCACACTCCAGTTCAACACCACAGGCTACAACAACACAGCTAGTGGGCAGAACGCACTCTATACCAACACCACAGGCAGCTACAACACAG